AGCCGTCGGACAAAGCCGCCTGATTCAACTCTGGGAACAGCTGTTCTCTATCTACGGCATCCACGTCGGTCAGATGCTGCTGACCCGCGCCGATATGGAAGATCGCGAGCGTTTCCTCAACGCCCGCGATACCCTGCGCGCGCTGCTGGATAACAACATCGTTCCGGTCATTAACGAAAACGATGCGGTCGCCACCGCAGAAATTAAGGTTGGCGACAACGATAACCTGTCGGCGCTGGCCGCGATTCTGGCAGGGGCCGATAAGCTGCTGCTGCTCACCGATCAACAGGGGCTGTTTACCGCAGACCCACGCACCAATCCGCAAGCCGAACTGATCACCGATGTAAAAGGCATCGACGATGCGCTGCGCGCCATTGCAGGCGACAGCGTCTCTGGCCTCGGCACCGGCGGGATGGGCACAAAGCTCCAGGCCGCTGACGTCGCGTGCCGCGCGGGTATCGACACCATCATCGCCGCCGGCAGCCGTCCGGGTGTGATTGGCGATGTCATGGAAGGTATTTCCGTTGGAACACGTTTCCACGCCGAAGCCACCCCGCTGGAAAACCGCAAACGCTGGATTTTCGGCGCACCGCCTGCCGGGGAGATCACCGTTGATGAAGGTGCCACGGCCGCTATTCTGGAAAGAGGCAGCTCATTGCTTCCAAAAGGAATTAAAAACGTGACAGGCAACTTCTCCCGTGGTGAAGTGATCCGTATCTGTAATCTGGAAGGGCGCGACATCGCCCACGGCGTCTGCCGCTACAACAGCGACGCGCTGCGCCGTATTGCAGGCCATCATTCACAGCAGATCGATGCCATTCTCGGCTATGAGTATGGCCCGGTTGCTGTCCATCGCGACGATATGATCACCCGTTAAGGAGCTGGACATGCTGGAACAAATGGGCGCTGCTGCCAAAGCCGCCTCTTACAAACTGGCGCTCCTTTCCAGCCGCGAGAAAAATCGCGTGCTGGAAAAAATTGCAGAGTATCTGGAAGCCCAGTCTCACGAGATTTTGCTCGCCAACGAGCAGGATCTGCTGGAAGCCCGCCGCAACGGCCTGAGCGAGGCGATGCTCGATCGTCTGGCGTTAAACCCCGCGCGCCTGAAAAGCATTGCCGATGACGTGCGTCAGGTATGCAGCCTGGCCGATCCGGTCGGGCAGGTGATTGACGGCGGACTGCTGGACAGCGGCCTGCGCATCGAACGCCGCCGCGTGCCGCTTGGCGTCATTGGGGTGATCTACGAAGCGCGCCCGAACGTGACTGTTGATGTCGCCTCGCTGTGCCTGAAAACTGGCAACGCGGCTATCCTGCGCGGCGGGAAAGAGACCTGGCGCACCAACGCCGCAACGGTAAAAGTGATCCAGCAGGCGCTGGAAGAGTGCGGTCTGCCAGCCGGTGCGGTTCAGGCGATTGAAAGTCCGGATCGTGCGCTGGTCAACGAAATGCTGCGCATGGACAAATACATCGACATGCTGATCCCGCGCGGCGGGGCAGGGCTGCACAAACTGTGCCGCGAGCAATCGACGATCCCGGTTATCACCGGCGGTATCGGCGTGTGCCATATTTTTGTCGATGACACCGCCGAGATCGAACCGGCCCTGAAGATCATTGTCAATGCCAAAACCCAGCGCCCAAGCACCTGTAACACGGTGGAAACGCTGCTGGTGCATCAGCGTATCGCCGATCGCTTCCTGCCTGCATTGAGCCAGCAGATGGCACAGAGCGGTGTGACCCTGCACGCGGATCCCAATGCGCTAACGCAGCTGAAAGACGGCCCGGCGAAGGTTGAGGCGGTGAAAGCAGAACAGTATGACGACGAGTTCCTGTCGCTGGATCTGAACGTGAAGGTGGTTGCCGATCTGGATGACGCCATCGCCCATATTCGTGCCCACGGCACCCAGCATTCGGATGCGATCCTCACCCGCACCCTGAGCAATGCCAACCGCTTTGTGAACGAAGTGGACTCGTCAGCCGTGTACGTGAACGCCTCCACTCGCTTTACCGATGGTGGCCAGTTTGGCCTTGGCGCCGAAGTGGCGGTCAGCACCCAGAAGCTGCACGCGCGCGGCCCGATGGGGCTGGAAGCGCTGACCACCTACAAGTGGATCGGCTTCGGTGACGATACCATTCGGGCATAATCCCTACGCGGGCAGCGGCTGCTGCCCGCGCTATCCCTGACTATTCTGTTCATTGCGTCCCTGTGCCGCCGAATCCAGCGCGGATATTTGCTCCTGTAACGCCGTCAGGCTGAGCGGCCTGCTGATAAAATAGCCCTGCGTTTCATCGCACTTCATCATCATCAGCTTTTGAAGCTGCCCTTCGGTCTCCACCCCTTCTGCCGTAATACTCAGCGAGAAGGCTTTGCCCAGGCCGATAATATTTTCAACGATGGTGTTGGCGCTGTCGCTCTCCGGCATGCCGTCGATAAAGGATTTATCCAGCTTAATGCCATCGAACGGGAAATTGCGCAGATAGCTCAGGGAGGAGTAGCCGGTTCCAAAATCGTCCATCAACAGCTTCACGCCAAGTTTCTTCAGCGCCAGCATGATTTCGAGACTGTTTTCCGGGTTCCACAGGGTGGCGTTTTCGGTAATTTCGATCTCCAGTCGGGCCGGATCTAATTGCGAGAGCTGTAGCGCCTCCTTGATGCGATCCACCACCTGCCAGGACTGGAACTCGACCGCAGAGATATTCACCGAAACCGAGAGGCCGTGCAGCGTCTCCTGCGCGTCCCGGCAGGCGGTTTTCAGCACCCAGTCGCTGAGCGGAATAATCAGCCCGGTCTCTTCGGCCAGAGAAATAAACTGATCCGGCATGATCAGGCCAAGCTCAGGGTGATCCCAACGAATTAACGCCTCTACGGCGATGATCCGCGATAAGTCATGACCGTAACGCGGCTGGTAGACCAGACGGAACTGCTCTTTTTTAATCCCGTCGCGCAGGCTCTTTTCCATCTCCCGGCGCTGCACCATCTGCTCGGCCATTTCAGGCATATAGAACACCCATTTATTGCGCCCGGTGCTTTTGGCTTTGTACAGCGCGATGTCCGAGAAGCGCAGGAGTTCGCCCGCGTCGACGGCATCATGCGGTGCCATGGCGATCCCGATGCTGGCGCCGATCACGATCTCATTTCCGTTGACAAGGAAGGGGCGCGTCAGCTCGGCAATGATGCGCTCGCACAGGGTATCGATGTACCGCCGGTCATGGATGTCGGAGATCACCAGAATAAACTCGTCTCCGCCCTGGCGTGCCACCAGATCGTAATCGCGGATACAGTGCCGTAGCCTGGCTGAGACATCATGCAGTACGGCGTCACCGGCACCATGACCAAAGAGATCGTTAACCGGCTTAAACTTATCGAGATCGAGGCTAAGCATTGCCAGCGGGTGCTGCTGCGTGGGTTGCGCCTGCAACTTGCCCTCCAGAAACTCGCGCATGCGCACCCGGTTGGGCAGCCCGGTCAGTTCGTCGTGGCGGGAGAGATACTCCACGCGTGCCTGGGCCTCCACCTCCAGCGTGACATCCGTGGCAGTGCCCCGGTAGCCGGTTATCCCCTCCGGTGTGATGACAGGTTTGATCGCAATATGGCAGTAGCGTTGATGTCCCATTGCGGAAAGATAGCGGCAGTGCAGCAGGCGGCGATGCCCTGTCTGCCCGGGCAGGGTAATCCAGTCTGCCAGCGACTGGTTTTCTGCGGACATTAGCTCGCTGAGCGGGCGGCCGATCCAGGACGATATGCTGTACCCGGTAATGCCGGGAAAACGCTCGGAAAGCCAGGTAAAACGCAGCTCCGGGTCGGTCTCCCAGATCCAGTCGGTGGTCGCCTCGGCGACGTCACGAAAACGGCGCTCGCTGGCCGTCAGGGCAAGACGGTTCTGGGCCAGCAGATAGGTATTTTCATCATACATACGCGCCTTTTTGAGCGCGTTGCGCCCCAGCATCACGCCGGGAATAGCGGTACAAAGCGCCAGCAGGATCAGCAGCGGCAGGATATAGCGCAGCAGCTCCCGCCCCGGATTTTCGCTTTTCCATTCAAAGGTCACTTGCTGGCCGTCAACGGGGAGGGTAGCCACCCCGCGTCGTCCTGCCAGCCTCGGTGAGTTTTTATGCTGCACGCGAGTCTGGGCGATACCGTACTCTTCACCCAGCGCAGTGAGCTTAGGGCTATCCAGCACGTCGACAAAGACCAGTACAGAGGCGGGGCCGGGAGCAACTGGGATGCTTGAGTCGTCACCGGTTGTGATGCGTGCCGCTGCCACCAGCGCCGGATAGCCGCCCTTCATCACCACCGTACTGGATACAGGAATCGCGTCCGGCTTGTTTATTTTTTGAATCAGCTCGGGCAAGGGATCTTCTCCCAGCCACGATTGCAGCGAGTCTGTCACCAGCTTGCCGTTAATCACGCTGTAACGGGTCTTCCCGCTGCCGTCGAGCACGAACAGTCCTTCGTACTCAAAATCGCGCCACAGCGTGGCTCCCATGTTCTGCCGGGTATAAGCCCAGTCGGTATCTATTTTGGGATGCAGGTGCTGATAGGCTTCGCCCCACCAGGCGTAATCTTTGATGTGGGTTGTGAGGGTATCTACGCGGTTGTGGATCGCTTTTTCCAGCAGCATGGCGCTGTGCTTATCGCTGCTGTCATTGATGTTTCGCACGATGGTCAGCAGCGCGATAATCGCAACAATAAACAGCACTGCCAACAGAGAAAACATCAGCTGCAAAGCACGTTTAATCAAGGTCGCCGTTTGTTTAGGCTCAAGGTCCGTACCGGATATATCATCGCTGACAAAAAGTTTATGCATGATTACCCCATTTTCTCAGGTGTTATTATGTTCCGATCGTTTTTAATATCGGCCTGTTCTGGCGGGGCTTGATGTCAAAATGTAAAACTCAAGATAGCCGATTCTGCAGGCAAACGGGGAAGATAGCCTCTCTTGCGCAGGCAATTAGCCGCAAAATGTGAAGAAAAACAAAAACAACCTTTTTATTTGTGTTGTTTTTGCGCGTGTTGATGGAAAAATCAACGACTAAAAGGTGAAGGGTTGACGAGGTGGGTTCTTTTTCTTACCCTTTCACACCGAAGTACCTCTCCTGGAAAGCCGATATAGCTCAGTTGGTAGAGCAGCGCATTCGTAATGCGAAGGTCGTAGGTTCGACTCCTATTATCGGCACCAGAAATATCAATTAGTTACCTCGAATTTATATAAACCACATTCTCCTCTTGTGCCGTATTTGTGACATTGCGACCAATAATTGCGTCAATTTTGCTCGCGTGCTCGGTCAGGTGACCGGCAGATAAATGCGCGTATCGCTGAACCATTTCCAGGGTCTCCCATCCTCCCATTTCCTTAAGAGCCAGAAGTGAAACACCGGACTGAACCAGCCAGCTTGCCCAGGTATGCCGAAGGTCATGGAAGCGGAAGTTGCTGATGCCTGCCCGCTTAAGCGCTCCCCTCCATGCCTTATTACTGTCTGTGCGCATTTTCCTGACGGTTGCCGTTTTCGTCCCGTCACTCCGGTATCCTGGCGTGGTATGAACAAACACCCACTTTTTATGTAGGCCCTGTTGCTTTCTCAGTATTCCGCAAGCCGTTTCGTTCAGCGGAACGCCGATCGCATTACCTGCTTTCGTTTCGTCCGGGTGCATCCAAGCCATGCGCTTATCCAGATCTACCTGCGACCATTCCAGATCGGTAACGTTCGACCGGCGCAGGCCGGTTGTGATGGCAAACATGACAACCGGGAAGAAGTGGGGCGCTATCTCTGCAAACAGGCGCCTGGATTCTTCCTCAGTCAGCCAACGGATACGACCGTTCTTGATACGCGGCGTTGATATCTTAGGTGCCTTGTCGAGCCACTGCCATTCAACAGCCATATTGAGGATCGCCCGAAGTATTGCCAGATGCCGGGTTCTCGTTCCCTTCGTCGCCAGCTTTGGCATATACTCCGGTACTGGTTTGGAAAGTCTTAAACACCTGTCCCGGCTCATCTCCCAGTTCAGGCGATGGCGGCGGTTTTCCATTCCGTCTACCGCCTCCATTATTTTCTGCGTGGTTATATCGGAGAGGATTGTCTCCCCGAAGAACTGCAGCCAGAACGTGATGATGCTCTTGTCATCATCGATGCTCTTCTTATCTTCCTTCTCCCTTAGCCAGCGAATGCAGGCCTCTTTGAAAAGTTTCTTTGGAGCCTCACCGAGCTGCTTAACTCTCCACGCCTCAGACTTCAGACGATCGTGAAGCTCTTGCGCTTCCCTCTTGTCCGATGTTTCAAGAGAGCGTCTAACTCTTGATCCATCTGGCGCGACGAAGTCACAGTGCCACGTGTCACCGCGTAGTTTGATTGACATGCTTTTTCCTCCTGCACACCAACCGCATTCACAACGCTATTGTGTCGGACAGACTTGAGCGCCGCAATGCAGTCGGACTTACAAATACGATAAGGACTCTTTGGTTTTTCCGGGTTTATCTTGGCAGCCTGAAGTCGGCCGCTTCGGATCCACTGGGTAATAGTGCCTTTGTCTACTTTCAGATATGACGCGGCCTCTTCGCGGGTGAAGATTTCCTCTTCCATTGGCTTACTCCAGGAAAAAAGAACCCGGCACTATGGCCGGGCTAATGGGGGATAACGTGGCAGTGCATTCGCACCCAATAGCCGACTCAGTGAATCAGCTATCAGTTGCGCTACAGGGTGAGCAATTCGACTTTATCCATAATGTCTGTGGCCTCCTGTTCTTCAACATGGTCGTGCCATTCCGCCTCTTCAACCATCCCGGCTATTACATCGCGCTGCTCTGTTGTGAAGAAGTCATCCCTATAATCAAAGAAAGAAACCGCTACAACCCTGCCACCCATGAACTCCATTCCAGCGCTAACAACAGGTTCTTCACCGTCCTCAAACTCAAAGACAAACGTTAATTTCCCCATAATCTTTCCTCAGTGCACCTGCATAGCACGTAGATGTTTAATATGCTCGCTCGTCTCGAGTTCTGCGCGGATCTGCTCCGCCTCTCGATGATCAAGCGGCTCAAAGTCATTGTTAAAGCGGTCGATTGAAGTGGTGTTGATCCGGCCCTGTCGCCAGTAGCGGACCACCTCTGATGTGCTGCTGTGAATGATGATGGGCCAGCCGGAATTGTCAGCGAATATCTGGCCGCGCTGGATTAGCTTGAACATTGGATGTCTCCATATACGCTATGACGAATGCCGCAGCTGCCTGTGCGTTTATGGCGTTGCCGTAACCTCTGAGCCTGCCGCTGCGGTTGCTGCTTGCCACTCTTGCCACCCCGGACTCGACTCGTCCCAGGCGTGCGGCAGCCCCATCAACCAGCGGGAATGTGCCGGGTTCAACTGGACGCCATTTGCCATCTCGACATAAGAGCCAGTCTGCATCACGCCAAAAACCGTTAACCTCAAGGGGCCGCATGTGTACGCCTGCCGTGGCAACTGATCCAGCCTGTCCTTTCCTTCCCGCTGCGCAGTCATCCCCGCCGAGTCCTTCCAGTCGCGTGACGTTGGTGTTACCCAGCCCGCAAGCCTCGAGGCTCCGCCCAGCGTAGAGCCCCGTTTTGGCGAATTTGCGGCCGCCGCATGACCCGCAACCTGATTGTTGTCGATCGTGGTTGGAGTCGGCCAACTTGCCAGGGTTACCGCCGTCTGAATATTCATCCCACCCATTCGCCCGGAAGTCCCCGCGCCGGTCGTCGATTTCGCTGTTGGCGTGGGACACCCAGTAGGCCCGCTCTCTGATGTGCGGAGCACCGATGCTCGCTGACGTAAACGGCACAAGCCCGAAGGCGTAGTCCACTCCTTCCAGGTCTGCTTGTACAAGGTCGAACCATGCATTTGCGTTACCAGCTGCAACCTGTTCGCCAAAGACATGCTGAGGTCTGCACTCGCTGATGAGGTGGAAGAGGGCTGGCCAAAGGTGCCGCTCGTCAGCAAACCCATCTCCTTTGCCTGCCGCGCTGAAAGGCTGGCACGGGCAGGAACCTGTCCAGACAGGTTTATCATCAGGCCATCCGGCGAGGCGGAGGGAATGAGACCAGACACCAATTCCGGCGAAGAAGTGGCACTGCGTGAATCCTCGCAGGTCGTCAGGTGTGACATCTTCAATACTCCGTTCGTCAACTTCGCCCGGCGCAATGTGACCGCCGGAGATCAGGTTGCGCAGCCATTGAGCTGCGAATGGGTCGATTTCGTTATAGAGCGCCCAGGGTTTATTGCCGATGATGGCAGCCATACTCACCACTCCCTGAACTGTCGGTTAATCCGGCTGACGGCAAACGCCAGCAATAAAAAAGGCCGCATTAGCGACCCGGTGATTTGTGCTGTCATGCGGCTCGATCCTCTTCCTGGTAGATGACCTGCAACTTCAGTTTCTCAGCCAGTGCCTTTTCCGCTCTGGCACCCGGCGAGGATTCCCATCCCTTAAGCAGGTAGATAACATCAGCGCAACGCAGCATTGCCAGGCAGATGTCCATGTATTCGGCCTGTGAAAGCCCGTCAGGCAGGATCGCCGGGTTAAGCGCCGTGTGACCACGGCTGGTAAGTTTTGCCGCGGTGAACATAAATGCCGGGCGGTTAAATTCGACCAGGCCGCTCATTGGCCCGGCGATGTAAATTTTCATGCTGCCTCACTTGTGCCGATCCGCTTCAGCTCTGCCAGCGAAACAGATGTGATGATGCGTCTTGGTTTGATGAACGGACGCCAGATAAACAGAACCGATCCCTTCGGGTTGCTTTTGCGCTTGCCGCCATCCGTTACCGGAACAAACTGAATGCGCCCGTCGGTGATGAGCCGTAATTCGTCAGCCGTCTGCATTGCTGCGCTGAACCATCCGGTAGATATGTCGGCGGGGAGAAGCATCACGACAGGCTGTCTCTGCGCCATGCATTGCTCAGCGGCTTTCTCTACCCATGGCGAGATATCGGAATAGGGCGGGTTACACCAGATTGCGCCGTACGAGTTCCATTCTCGGCTCAGAGAATCATCCCGCTCTGTTAAGAAGTGGGCGCATAGTGCGTTACGCTCACTGGAGGCAGCATCCAGCCAGAAGCCAAATTCCATATCCAGCGCATCGAATACCCACAGAGGGGTCTGCCAGCAGTCCTTTTCATCCTGTGGCGTGGTTGATCCGCCGAAATCGGTCATGCCGCCTCCTGCTTATTGAGTTCTTCGGCAACAAGCTGCGCTGCCGCAGGGTTTCGAATGATTAGCTTGGCTGGCGTCAACCAGCCTTTATGCTTCTTCGAGTAACGCAGGGTGATTTTCCCAACTGTGATGTCGTCGTGAGCGTGTTTCATTGCGTCACCCTCATTTCAGGTTTAAGTCTGTATTCCGTCCCGCCCAGGCACTTCCCGCCGAACTCCTGACCCCACGGCGTCGCATCACACATCTCCTTCACCATCTCCAGCTCGGCAGCGCTGATGTACTCGCTTTTCTCTTCCAGCGAGCCGCCCCAGCCTGCGTAGAATGCTTCGTGAGTGACCAGGTTAATCCCGGCGTTGAAACATCCGTCGCCAGGGTTAACGCCGCTCCAGTAAGCTGCGATGAAGTTTTTGCTGTCCTTGCTCAGCAGCCGGACAAGTGTCTCTTTCGAGTAGTGGCGTCTGCCAGATATGTGGTGCATAGCGAATTGCGGGTGTGGTTAACCCGCCTCCGTGAGGTGAAAAGGTTTGAATAGGGGTTAATCAGATGTCAGTACGGGGCGTCGTCGTCGAAGTCGAAGTTCATCGGTGGTTCGCTTGGCTGGGGTGCTGAGCGCTGCTGACGTTGTGGCTGAGATGCCGCCTGCTGGCTCTGCTGCTGACCATTGCGAGGCGGCAGGTCTATGTCCCTCACCAGGATGGTGGGGGTCTGTACCTGCGATCCGTCCTGCTTGGTCCATTCTTCGATGACGAACTCACCCGACACCATGACCTTTGCACCCTTAACGATCGCCGTTGAGAGCTTCTCAGCCATAGCGCCGAACATCTTGCAGTTCAGCCAGGAGGTTTTCTCGTTGTCACCAAACCCGGACTTGGCCGGGATGGAGAACGAGGAGATGTGCTTGCCGTTTGGGGTGACGCGGAGAACCGCGTCTTTCCCGACATTGCCAGAGACTGTGATCGTGTTAATTGCCATTTATGCCGCCTGAGTTTGTTGCTGGAGTTCGCGTCCGCGAGTTTTATAAGTTTCGGTAGCACGGGCCTCATGCTCTTTTGAGTTACCGAGTTTCGGCCATACGTCCTTGAATGCTGCCTGCAGTTCGTTGACTGACTGAGCCAGCGCAGCTTTATCGCCAAACTCTTTCAGCGCATCCTCAGCAGCCTGTGGAGTTACATGATGCACCTCAGCATCAGCGTCGATGGCCGTCTCTTCCGTTGGGATGCAGAAGGCCTGAAAAGCTGCGTACTTGTAGGCGATCGACATTGCCTTGTTAGTGGCCTTGTCGCCGCTGTCCATCGCTTCGCCATAGGTGGTTACCGTGTGGATGCTGCCGTCCTCGGTGCTGACGAAATCGAAGTCGCCACGAACCGTGATGTAGAACAGCGCACCGCCATTTTTGCTGGTTCGCTCGACGCTGGTGCGTTCGGTGTAGCGGGGGAGAATGAGGAGTTTGTTCTTTACCAGTTCCGGGGCCAGCGCGTTGTAAATGTCGTCGATACCACGAAACGCGTAATTGACCTGGCTGCCTTGTTTTTTCTCCTTCCGGATCCCCTGCTCAGCAAGGGCGGAAGCAACGCCACTTATTGCGGCGTAAACCTTCTTCTCTGTCATGTGAAATCTCCTGCAAATTCTGCCCAACTGATCACCGGGTTCTGGCGTTCTGCAGCCAGGTTAACCGGCTCGTCATCGTCATCCGGCGCGCCTGGGATCACGTCACGCATCAGCCTGACGAAAGCATCGTCATCCCAGCGTTCCATAGCACTCATGCCGCACGCTCCTGGTGTAGGACTGTGTAACCTTGCTCAGCCAGCCATTCGATGATGACAGCGCCATCCAGCTGGTTAAGCACCTCTCTGGTGTCGACTGTTCCGGCCAGCACCACATCTTCAAGCTCGAGCCTGATGGTGTTGTGCTGACCTACAGACGTGCGCATCTCTGCGCAATCGCATGTGATGTTCATGGGTTACCTCAATAATTAATTTCGACGCGGGGGATCAGGGCGTCTTTCATCACGGTAAGGACTTCAATCGCCTGCTCGCGGGTGAGGCTGGTATGTGCGGTCAGCGCGTTGACGATGGCTGTGCCGACTGTCTTGCGGTGGTTCACATCCGCCTGACGTGCTGCCAGCTCATCAGCGATGCGCTTCTCTTCCGCCAGACGAGCCGATTCTTTCTGCTCGGCCTCACACTTAATGCGATCCGCTTCTTCCCGGGCTTTACGCTGTTCAGCTTCAATGGCGGCCTGCTTCTCGCGCTCTGCCTTTTCATGGGCTTCACGCGCTTCCCGTTCCGCACGCTCGGTTGCCGCACGGGCTTCTGCTTCACGGCGGGCGGCGGCTTCCAGTTCAGCGCGGTGCTTTTCTTCCGCTTCACGCTTGGCCTGTTCAGCGGCTTCACGCTTAATCTGCTCTTCACGGTCACGCTGGGCCTGTTCTGCCAGGCGGCGCTGTTCTTCCCGATCCCGGTCGAACTTGTCATTCATCAGCAGGGCCATTTCGTGGTCTGCTTCGCGACGTGCTGCCAGCTGGCGATCGAACTCTGCGTTCATCTCCAGAGCTTCGGCATGCCAGGCATTCATTTCCTCTTCGGCCTTGATGCGCTCCTGTTCGGCTTCCCACTCGGTCAGCGGGCGGCGAACTTCATCTTTCAGAGCGTCGAGGCGCTCACGCACAATGCGGCGGCTTTCGTCGATCTGCTTGGGCAATGCCTTGAGTTCGGCAACGAGGTCTTTACCGGCGTTGTCGATGTACGTTTTTGAGCGGGCGACCTTGTGGGCCATTGATGCGATGGCGTCGCGACCTTTGCGGGTGGTTACGTCGGGAACAAAGCGGCGTACCTCGCTCTCGATTTTCTCGAGAAGCGGGTCGAGCTGTTCTTTGCTGGTAAAGACTGCCATCGCATTCGACTTCTCGATGACGACTAAATCCGTTGCTTCATTCATGGGGATCTCCTGAAATTAGTTCGTGCGTCACCCGGCACCGATTGGCTGCCAGATGTGTAATTTGGTGGGGGATTACTTGCCTGAAATCATCGAGGAGAAAGCGCTTTGTATCTCGGCTTTATACCGATCGATGTCGGCTTGCATATCTTTGAACGGCACGTCTTTGCGGGACTTTTGCAGGGTGTAGCCGCAGCGCGCCATATACCAAAGGAATGTGTCCACCACATAAATGTGACCATCTCGAGGATTGCCGTTCTTGTCAGCGTTATGGATGGTGTTGTGCATGGCCTTGAACACGTCTTTCTGGTCGTGAAAGTCGCGCATGAAGTGCGGGAGATATTCACCGCTGGTAAGCCACTCAGAGAGTTTGTCCACTTCGGCCTCCACGCTTATATCTCGGTATGCCCATAGCGACGCGCATCTTTTCCATGGCTCGCTGCCAGAGCTTCCCGTCACCAAGAACCTGAGCTATTGCCAGCTCACCCTGGGCTATCTGCAGCAGATAATGATTGATGGTCATGATTGTTTCTCCACCTGCTCAAGTAACCCGGCCAGCGCCATCTGCTTACGGTCCATCGTTAGCGAAAATCGAGGATTCTCTACCGAGGTCAGGCGCCACTCGTTATCGTTTAACTTCGATGCGGTGTACTGCTTGCCGTTGTGGGTGACTGTCATGAGGCCTCCCGGTTGCGACTCTCGGAATCCTGCTGGAATGCAGCTCGCATAAACTCTTCGCTGAACTCCATTTCGGGAGCCTGGACGAAGGCGATATAGGCTTCTTCCTGGCAGTTGGTGCAATAACCAGAGCGAATAGCACATCCGCAATTTTCACAATGTCTGGACATAATCATCTCCGCGCTTAAGCCGCGCCGCTGAACGTTACCCCTACGCATATATGCGCAAGACAAAAATGTTGGCGGTGGATGGCCGCCGTCTCATAACTGGCCGCACTCGTAAATGCGGCGAGGTATGAGCAATAAAAAACCCGCCGGAGCGGGTCTTTAGAAAGAGTTTCTGTATAGTAGGATTGCTTTCCCGTAGACGTTTTTACTGAAATGCGGATTCAATTCACCTTGGTACTTGCTGATTCTCCTTGCGTATCTGAGCGCCAGTTTCTCCTCAAAACTTTTGTCGCCAGCGAGCGCGTTAAATCCGACGGTTTCGCTAATGACAAAGTCTGCCGCTCTCACCAAAGCCAGTTTAAAACGCTGGCTGCGCTTCAACGGCGTGATCGCTTCAAAGGCCATACCCTTACCCTCTGTAGTTACCCGCTAAAAGGCCGCGTTAAGCAGCTTTCTCATAAACAATCTTTCCGTTTTTCATGATGCTATCAATCATCCAGTCGTATCCGCAGAACCCTTTACTGCCTTTGATTTCTGCATTTTTGGCTTTAGCACCATCCACAATTCTCACCGTGATTCCGGCACCCCATCCGTCGCCGAAATTGTAGTAATGGTAAGCGCCATCCTTAACGTTATCGTTGCCCTTCAAAGGCAACTCGCGGCTCTTAACGTACTTGTCACTCGCTCCAGACCAGCCGCCATTCCATGACCCACGATTGGGCATAGAAAGCTCAAAAATCGCATGTTTCGCCATACTCACCCCTTTGTTTATTCACCGCAGGCCACTCGACCCGCTCGATTCGTTCTGTGCGTAATGCCGACGCCGGGCATCGCGTATCTTCTCCAGCTCGCAGTTCTTCGCCGCCGGGTGATACTTGCTGAGGTGGCAGACCGGAGTGCGTGGATCGAAGTCTCTACCGCATACCGGGCAATTGATGCTGTTCTTCATGGGCCACCTCAGCGAGCGGTGACTTGCTTGGAATTGCGATAACCAGCTGCGAAGATAGCGACTTCTGGCAAGCAGCTTGCGCCGCCGGTATTGGTTTCACGAAGGCTACCGAGCGAAGTGGCGCGGTCTACTCGTGACATATCCTGTTTTCTTTCCTGTGACGCGTTCTGAGCAGCCTCAGCGCGTCGTTTAGCCATCAGCTCACCACGTTTCAGATAACGCCGTGTAACGCTGTTTGTTGCGATTAAAGTGGTCATACATCCTCCAGTGGTTGCTTTGGTGATTGGATGGCCGGTGCTGATCTCCGGCATACTGGTTAGAGCGCCCGCACTACCAGTGACGCTGTCTTGAGGCGCAGATTGGTTACTGCTTGCCATGAGCGCTGTGAATACATCGGTCAAACATCAGCCTGTTCATTCATCCAATCCCAAAGCAACTTCCTTTGGTCTCCCACAAGGGCGGGAGAAATTACCCCATCAATGTTAAAAAGCAGCCTGACTTCATGTCTGGCGCGGCTTAACTTCCTGTGCCGCAGTCGATATTTCGTTTCGATGGGCTAACAATAGCTAAAGCGATTATTGGAGTCAATCGCCAAAACGATATTTCTGATAGATAAAGCGATAAATACTTGAATGATAAAGTGATATTTTTTTATCAGGAAAGTGAAAAAAGTGATGTTGGTAACGCAGTTAGGAGGGGAGGAAATCGAAGCGGTGATTCAGAGATAATAAAAAACCCGCCGTAGCGGGTTATGCGAAGCGTTTATAGTCTATTGACTGCCTGAGAAGCACCTTAGCCATGACGTAGAACGTATCCTCATCTCCAGATTCAACGTACCATTTCTCATAAATAGGGTTGTCGGAGATTACGGCCAGTCGGTCGCGTTGCATCTGCAGGCGCTTAACGTGCAGAGTTTTGCCGAAAACAAAGACGTAAACACCGTCTCCATCGAAATGGGTTATGCCTGTATCAACGAAGATCTGATCTCCGGGGCTTATGGTTCCATCCATGCTGTCGCCATTCACTGTAATGACTTTCACATGGTGGGCCGGGCGATTACCGAACAGCGCTCTTGCCTGTTCCGTTGTGTATTCAATAGCTCTAATCGTCTCAATGAAATCACTGGTCACAAGCGAGCCAGGGCCAGCGCTGGCTTTTACGTCGAGTACATCCACGCGGTAGATCCCATTTGCAGAGGCTTTTACCTGGTATAGCGCATTAGGCTCACGCAGGCTACCAGCACCCATATCTCCCTCACCAGTCGACAGCCATTCCGGGCGGACACCAAGAACAGAGGCGATCTCAACAGTCTTGCGAGACCCGTTGGCATCTTTAAGCAGCTTATTGACGCTGGACTGAGCCATGCCGACATCTTTGGCTAAACGCCCTTGAGTGTAACCAGCAAGTTTCATCGCCTGCGATAGGCGCTCCGAGAATCCCATATTCACCTCTGTTAATGACCCCTTTAATCCTATCGCTCAAGCGATTATTTAGCAAAAAATCGCCTATGCGATTGACATTCGCTAAAGTGATATCCATAATCGCTTTAAACTGATAGCTGAGGTGATTATGAAGACCCCAACAGTAGAGAAGAACTCCGCAGTAGAAAAAGCGATTGCCATTGCTGGCAGTCAAAAAGAACTGGCCCGTCGTTGTGGCAAGGCCCAGTCAACGATTTGTGACTGGCTGAACGGCAAGAAACGCATTTCACCTGCTTTCGTACCCGATCTGGTGAATGCAGTAGACGGGAAGGTGGCCGCTCATGAATTCAGGCCCGACCTTCCAGCTCTATTCCCACACCCGAACGGATTGTAAGCACCACCGCTCTTTAACATTGCTGATCTTCTCTCCGCCTTTGTGGAGAAAAAATACCGCATCCAACGATGCGCACTAACTAATTCAATTAAGGAGACTGCACATGCAATCACTTACTTATCAACAGAGTATCGGATTTTCACCCGGCGTGATGATAAATCGCGCTCAGCAAAAACAAGAAGATAACCACGACGCGATCCGCAATGCGATTCGCTCATGGGCTGCAGTTCAGGGTCAGGACGTAGTGACGATGCTGATCGTCAATGAGTACCGGGAGCAGGGCGGAGTGGATATCACTTTCCCGAAAGATGTAAGCAGGCAGCGCCAGAAGCTGTTCCGCTTCCTCGATAACCGGTTCGACTCCGAGCAGTACCGCGAGAACGTGCGCCAACTGACACCGGCAATCATGGCGGTTCTGCCCATTGAGTACCGCACAAAGCTGATTGGTGCTGACTGCAAGCTGGTCAGGCTGGCAGAGGCTGAGAAGGAAGTATCGGAAGCGAAGCAGGCCGTCATGCTGGACGCACCAGAGCATCAGAAGCTGAAAGAGGTAAGCGAGGGTATAGCAGCGCTGTTCAGGCTCATGCCGGACCAGGTAGGCTCGCTGATGACGATGGTCACTTCAATGCTGGGAGTTATGTGATGGGTACTACCAAAAAAGCGAAAGCCCTTGAAGCGGTAACTTCAAAGGCTCTCAACACACTGTGTTACGTCAGGTAACGGGAGTAATTATGACAAAAGCTCGCAGAAAGTACCAGGAAAAAGAGGAACGACGCCATCCAGATTCACCAGACGGACTTATCGTCGCAGCGTCCAAGAACCAGGCATTCGCAGAGCGCCTGATTGGAGTTATCCGCATCGCAATGGCTAAGTCAGGGGTGAAGCATGGGCGTCGTTAAATTTGCAGATTACAGACCTGCAGAAGCGGTCGTGGAGCGCCAGGTGGCTGATCTCGATGATGGGTTCATCATGATCGCTATGAGGCTGTATGAGGAACTGATTGGAGCAAATCTGACGCGCAATCAGGCTAAGGTTGCACATGCGGTATGCCGTAAAACCTACGGCTTCAAAAAGAAAATGGACCGCATTGCTGATAGCCAGATCGCAGAGATTGCCCGGATCAGTCGCCCTAAGGCTTGCATAGCTAAGAACGAGTTGATTTCTATGAAGGTTCTCATCTCAGAAAACGGGATGATTGGACCAAACAAGAACATCCATGAGTGGGAAATTCCTGAGTGTTCCCAAGCTGATAACTTTGTTACCAAATCGGGAACAAAAAACGTTACCAAATTGGTTACAGCGACTGTTACCAAAAGGGAACACACAAAAGATATCTCTAAAGATAAAACAAATAAAACCCCCTTACCCCCTGACGGGGGCGACGCTGGAAGTGAAAAACTTACAGCCAGAACCAAAGTCAGCATCGACTACGAATCCTTCCTGGCAGCCTACAACACCGAAGTGGGCGAAAGGCTCCCACACGCAGTGGCAGTCAACGAGAAGCGCAAACGCCGTCTGAAGAAAATCATTCCCCAGCTCAAGACACCAAACGTCGAAGGGTTCAGAGCGTACGTCCGGGCGTTCGTGCATCAGGCCAAGCCGTTTTACTTCGGGGATAACAACACTGGCTGGACAGCAGACTTCGATTTTTTGCTGAGAGACGACACGCTTACTGGAGTGCGGGAAGCTAAATTCGCTGACAGGGGGATGGCATGAGACAGGATATCGAAGCAAGCGTGATCGGCGGGCTGCTGCTCGGCGGCCTCACCCCGTCCGCAAGTGACGTTCTCGCCAGGATGGAGGCGGACGCTTTCACAATACCGGTCTACCGGAAAGCCTTTGAGGTGATCCGCAAGCAGGCCCGGAACCGCAAACTGATTGACGCCCTGATGGTTGCCGAAGAGTGTGGTGATGCGCACTTCGCTGACATCATGGAAACGGCCAGATCATGCCCCAGCGCCGCCAACCTGCGCGGATACGCCGGGATGCTTAGCGATCAGCATCAGCGCCGCATGTTCCTGAGCGCAATCGACGAGCTGCGCGGCGACGTAAGCAACGGAACGCTGGATAACGCAGCCTCGGCAATGGACGAGCTTATGCGCCGCCTGAGCACCATCAGGAAGCCCAAAACTGAGGTTGCCCCGGTACGGCTCGGTGATGTGCTGGACGACTACACCGACACGCTGGAGAACCGGCTGAAGAACGGCGATGAGTCCGACACTCTGAAAACCGGGATCGACGAGCTGGACGCCATAACTGGCGGCATGAACGCGGAAGATCTGGTGATTATCGCGGCTCGCCCTGGCATGGGTAAGACGGAACTGGCGCTTAAGATTGCCGAAGGCGTGGCAAGCCGCCCGATGCCTGGTACTGAAAACCTGCGCGGTGTGCTGATTTTCAGCATGGAGATGAGCAACCTGCAACTCGCAGAGCGAAGCATTGCCGGGCGAGAAAACATGTCCGTCAGCGTTCTGCGTAACCCGGCAAACATGGATGACGAAGGCTGGGCGCGGGTTTACAACGCTATCTGCCACCTGAAAGACCTTGATGTCTGGATGGTCGATGCGTCGAAACTGACCGTCGAGGAGATCCGCAGTATCGCCGAGCGGCACAAGCAGGAGCACCCGGCGCTGTCTCTGATCCTGGTTGACTACCTCGGCCTGATATCCAAGCCAAAAGCCGACCGTAACGACCTGGCGATCGCCCATATCTCCGGCAGCCTGAAAGCAATGGCGAAGGATTTAAAGTGTCCGGTCATCTCTCTGAGCCAGCTTTCCCGTGACGTTGAGAAGCGCCCAAACAAGCGCCCGACCAACGCCGACCTGCGCGACTCCGGCAGCATTGAGCAGGACGCAGACAGCATCATCATGCTCTACCGCGAGGCTGTGTACGACGAGCATTCCCCGGCTGCGCCATATGCCGAGGTCATCGTGACCAAAAACCGCTTCGGCACTCTCGGCACCGTTTACCAACGATTCGTTAACGGTCACTTCATGCCATGCGATCAGGACGAAGTTCGCCGCATCTCAACCAGCAAACCATCAACCGGGCGCCATCAAAGAGGGGCCGACGTATGAACACCGCAATGCAAATCATCATGAACTCAGATTACCGCGAGTTTCCTGAAACCCTCCTGACGCTGGAGTTATGCCGCGCCACTGCCCGAGCTGACGGTCGCAAGATTGGCGAATCACTCCGGGCCTGCGCAAAGGTGAAGGCCCGGCAGGCTAAGAACCGCAATCTCTACAACACGCTGATCGAGATGTCCCGTAGCCAGTTCCCGGAAACGCAGATGACCCGCATCCGTGGCTGCGTAGACCGCATGGAAAGGGCGCTTAACCGTGAAGTCGGCAACATGACCCTGACCGAGGATAACTTGCGCGAGCTGCGCGGGGAGGCGGCATGAAACACTCCAGCCAATACGCGGAAATCATCCAGTACGTAACAAAACACCCCGGCTGCTACATTTCTGATATCCGTCGCGACACGAAAATCCAGAAAGGTGCGATAGCTTCGGCGTTATGTGAACTCACCAGGATTAAAACGCTGCGTCGTGAGGGCTTCGAGAAGCGATACCGCTACTTCGTTGTGAGACCGGAAGACCGGCCAGTTATCGCCCCTAAGCGGCAGCCAAAGCAACTTAAGCAGAGCACAGCCAACCCTCTTAACAACCTATTCAATCAGTGCCTGGCTTCTGTCAGGGGCGGGAGAGCAGAAGTATGAGCTTGCTGGGAATTTTAAACACAGGTTTAGCCCTGATGGGCTACCTGTTCATCATGTGCAAAACAGGGGAGTGGTTTATCACGATCGCTCTCAATCAGTGGGATAAGCGTCGTAAGCATTCTCGCCAGCAAAAGGCAGTGAACGAGCTCTACGATGCGTTTGAGCTTGCAGACATTAAGACCGGGGACACGGTGCGGGTGGCAACCAAAGGCAACCTGACAATCATGATGTATCGAACCGAAGGAGCTGCCCAATGAGTAACGCTATCGACGCACACCTGACCGATGAGGTGATCAATGCTGCTTTCAAGAATACAAATTTCGGGCGCGATGACTTCCGCACCATCCTGGCTGAAACGGTCATGAAACGCGCAGCTGGCTATCACTCAGGATGGACTGCAACCACTATCTGCAAGCATCTTAAGTTGCTTGGCAAGCAAGAGCGCCCGACAAAGCTGGGTCTGACGTTTGCCTTTCATCACTACTACAAGCCATGCGTTCGTGAGGCGCTGATGCCAGAAATAGCAATCGACACTGATGCGAACACCGAAGAACTGGTAGCCGCTGGAATCATCACTAAGGTGGGGGAGTAGGGATATGGCTACGTTGAAGCAATTAATCGAATGTGAAATCAGTGATTTCTTTGCCGGGTTCGGGCATCCAGGCGAGCCAGAAACGCCAGAAGAAATGCAGTCACAACTGCTGGCGCGTGTTATGCAGCTGCTTGCCGGGCTGGAGCAGGAGCCAGTGGCGTATATCGGCAAAACCATGCTTGAAGACATTGCAGGCGGAGAGCGGCACTGCGGAAGGGTCTGGGCTGGCAATGAAGATAGACTCAGCGGAGAGTCGAGAATACCACTCTACGCAGCACCACAGTTACCGCAGCCAGCAGTGATGGATGAACAGTATCAGCATCTAAGTGAGCTTTACCACGCACAGGAAAAGCGGCTGTTTAAAATTGCGCAGCGCATCAAAGGGCCATCCTTCGATAAATACGCCTATTCGCCATCACAGGCTATCGATGTACTGGAATCGGAAATATTCGGCGAGCGGGAAGGAGACGGCCGCGCCGCCATGCTTCAGGGTGCAGAACCTGTGCGGGTGGACACGTTGCGCGATGGGTGGGTGGTTGTACCGGTTGAACCGACAGAGAGCATGTTACGTGCGAGCTACATGTTTGCGCACGTAGATAATACGAAAGAGAGCTGGCAGGCCATGCTCGCAGCAGCACCACATCAGGAGGTGACGACAGGCAACACCACTCAGCAGTTTGAGTCTTTGGGTTTAATTGTCACCTCAGATGAACGGAAGATGGAGCTTCCACGTTGCAGCAAGCACCCGGAAACCAAACTCCAGGCGCACCCGTTTGAGCAGCTTTTGTCGTATCCTCCTCAGCCTGTGATGTATTGCCCTTTATGCAAGCCGTCAGTCGCAGAATGGGTGGCTCGGGACAAGAAGTTACGCGCCAGATAATGGCAATCAGGCCTCTCCGGAGGCCTTTTTCTCGCGTTGATAATTCAAAATCAGTGAGCCATAATAACAACGCACCGGCCTGAACAACCGGTGCCCCCTGCGCATATAATGGGGACGTTATATGCGACCACAATCTGAACATCTTCACCTGTCACCGATGCAGAAATGCACCGGCGATTTTCTGCATTCTGCGTTACCTCTCGGAGGTGGCGCATGAACCTGCACAAAGACGGCATCCGTCTGCACAAATCCAACTTCAACGCTATCGGTCAGCAGATTCAGCCCATGCTGGAATCTGGGGACTGCTATCGCCTCATCATCAAACCGTGGAAAGAAAAGCGCAGCCTGTCGCAGAACTCGCTTATGTGGATGTGGAATGGCGACGTCGCTACCGCAGTTAACCTGCACTCATCCAGCAAGCTCACCGAAGAAGACCTGCACGAATTCCTCAAGGACATGTTCTGCCCGGCCAAGCCGGTGACCGTCCTTGGCGTCACAAAAATGGTGAAGTCCACCAAGTTGCTCGACACCGAAGAGATGACCTTCTATCTGCGCCGCATCGAAGTCTGGTGCATTGAGCGCGGCATCAAGCTGCGGATCCCCGCGAACTCCGAATACCACGCAAAAGGACATGAAAACGTATGAGCATCTATCAACGCATCAACGGCGCTGACTGGCGCAATATCTGGGTAGTCGGCGATCTGCATGGCTGCTACACGAACCTCATGACCCAGCTCGGCAAGGTGGACTTCGACCCGGCGCAGGATTTGCTTATCTCGGTTGGCGACCTCATCGACCGCGGCACCGAAAATGTGGAGTGCCTGGAGTTGATCACGATGCCGTGGTTCCGCGCCGTTCGTGGAAATCATGAGCAGATGATGATTGATGGCTTGTCAGCGCACGGCAATGTCAATCACTGGGTGGCAAACGGCGGCGGGTGGTTCTTCTATCTGGACTACGACAAAGAGATTCTGGCTAAAGCGCTGGCTCACAAAGCCACTGAGCTGCCGCTGATCATCGAACTGGTGACCGGAGACCGGAAGGTTGTCATCTGCCACGCTGACTACCCGCATAACGAATACCAGTACGACAAGCCAGTACCAGAGGAAATGGTCATCTGGAACCGGGATCGGGTGAGTGATGCGCAGGACGGAAACGTTAGTGAAATCACTGGTGCCGACCTGTTTATCTTCGGTCACACTCCGGCGCGCCAGCCCCTCAAGTTCGCCAACCAGATGTATATCGACACCGGTGCTGTGTTCTGCGGGAACCTGACGATGGTGCAGGTGCAGGAAGGTTCCAATGCGTAAGCCAGCCCGCCGCAAGTGCAAAGTATGCGGAGAGAAGTTTACCCCGCAATACGACAACATCCGTTGGTGCTGCCCGGCTCACGGCGCTATCTACGCGCTGGAACTGCGTGCCAAAGAGAAAATCAAGGCTGAGGCCAAACTAATCAAGGCGCAGAAAGAGGCCGAGAAGGAAGGGCGTCAGCGTCGTCAGGAACGCCGTATAGCGCTAAAGACCAAATCACAGTGGCGTGTTGAGGCGCAAGCTGCCTTTAACCGCTACGTGCGTCTGCGTGACGCCGGAAAACCATGCATCAGCTGCGGACGCGAACCGGAGCAAAAACACGGCGGCACAATGGACTGTGGTCACTACCGTAGCCGCGGTGCTGCCATGCATTTGGCTTTCAACCTTCACAACACGGCAGGCCAATGTGTTTTTTGTAACCGGAACATGTCCGGCGCTCAAAAGGCCTTTGAGCTGGGGCTGATCGAGCGCATAGGGCAGGAGAAGGTTGAAGCCCTGAACAACGACAACACTACCCGCCGCTTCGATATCCCATACCTGCAGCGCATCAAATCCATTTTCACCCGCAAAGCCCGTGCGCTGGAGAAACGCCGCCAATCACAACAGGAGAATGCAGCATGAACAAAATCCACTACCCATGTGAAACGGCAGCGATATTCCAGGACGTGCTGTTTGTCATGCGAGTTAGCCATTACTCAGAGCTTCTGTGCGCAGCTGACAGGGCCGCTGAGTTCTATCTCAACTACTTCCCTTACGCGACGCTTGAAAGCATCCGTGACGGCATCCTGTATAGCTTCGGCGGCCTGTATCTTAACGACTACGAGCTTATCAGGGAGGCTGCATGAACTTCTCCGACTTCCTGCGTTATCAGTCAGAAAGCCAGGCGCGCGCCAACCTGCCTCCAGTAGCAAAGCACAGCCAGACCGAAACCAAACAGCCGATTAAGGAAGCCGCATGAAACTGGAATTAACCAAAGAACAGCATCAGTGGATTGACCAGTGGCTCCAACTGTGGGGCGCATGGTCTCAAACCGGCAAGATAGACAAGGCGATGATTAACATGATCGCCAAGTTTATGGCGACCGTCGAACCGCAGCAGGCATCGCGACCAGTATGCAGCGACGACGACGGCATGCTTATCGATGCGGTACTTCGCCACTATCTGAAGAACATCGACGAAAACGCCTGGCGGGTTATCTTCGCTTATTACGTTTGCAATTCCAGCGAGATCCGCATCGCTACCTGGCAGCATGCAGTCAGTAAGCCACGCCTGATGAAGACTCGCGCTGGCAACCAATATAAGCGCCCGAGCATCTCAACCATTCGCCGGGAGGTGAAGGATGTCATCAATGCTGCGCTGTTCTGCCTGTACCAACCGCTGCAAAATGCGTTTAACGATCGCGAAAATGTGAGCAAAATTGCAAATAAACATCACAACGTGCTTGCTTTTCAATGAACAAATGAGCAGAATAAATCGTATATGTTGCCATTGTTGTGTGTGACATGAATAAATTCCAAGCCTCGCCATCGTGCGGGGCTTTTTTATTGGCTGATTTAGCTCAGTAGGTAGAGCGCCTGCCTTGTAAGCAGGATGTCGGCGGTTCGATTCCGTCAATCAGCACCAGATACCCCTACCTGGGACTATAAGCGCATAGCGCAACGCAGCACCCATCGATTGGCGGACCAGAACCCGCCTTTTTTATTCAGGGCTCCGGGAATGACTATCAATACGTCTCGTCGTTAATTCATCCCGAGAGCCCGATCTCTACACATGGACCACCTATGTCTGACCCACTAACCATTGCTGGCGGTGTCACGTCCGCAACAATCGGAGTGACGTTCGCATCTATGTTCCCGGAGGCAACGCCCAGCGTAATGCTGTGCGCGCTGGCCGGTGCAGCAATGTACGTTCTGACATCCGATCCACACCAACTGTGGAAGCAGTTTCTGTTCGCCGTTATCAGTTTTGTCGGCGGGGTTTTCTTCTCGGTGCCGATGGCGAAGATACTGGCCGGGGTGATTAACACCGCGCTTGGCCTGCTACAGCCACCGGTAAGTATCGAGGTATCCCCGAACATCGGCGCGCTGGTTTCCGCTTCCATCTCTGTCGCAGTCCTGCTTCGCATCCTC